TTCTAGTGCATTTAATATTACTTTACCTGCCTCACCATCTGCTGGTAATGTAGTAGCTGTATCCGACTATACAGGAACTTTTTCTAGTAATGCTGTAACTATGGTAAGAAATGGATCAAACATAAATGGTGAAGCAAATGATCTTATTCTTGCTAAAGATAATACAACAGCTCAATTTATATACGTCGATGCTACAGAAGGATGGAGAGTAGTATTTACAGGTTCACTAACAGGTGCAGGATTAACAGAAGGATTTTTATGCGCTTCAGGAGGAAACGCAACTTTAACTTGTGGTAATTTTAAAACACACGTATTTACATCAAGCGGAACTTTTACAGTTTCAGCTTTAGCATGTGCACCGGCTAACGATGTGGTTCAATATATGGTGGTAGCAGGTGGTGGAGGATCAGGTAGATCAGGCGGTGGTGGTGGAGCTGGAGGTTTTAGAAGTCATAATGCTTGTTCACCAGCTAGCCCTGCTAACGCTCCTTCAACTTTACCTGTATCAGTTCAATCTTATCCAATAACAGTAGGTGCTGGTGGAGTTGGTGGTGATTCAGATGGAGCAACTCAACCTGCTACAACAGGAGCGGCTTCAGTATTTTCAACTATTACATCTGCTGGAGGTGGTGGCGGTGGAAACTATAACACTTCAGGTGGAGCAAGAGATGGAGGTTCAGGCGGTGGCGGTGGAGCTGGTAACGCTACAGGCGGTTCTGGTAATACTCCTCCTGTAAGTCCAGCACAAGGAACAGATGGTGGAGATTCTAGTGGACCAGGTCCAGGTTTAGGTTCAAGAGGTTTTGGTGGTGGCGGTGGTGCAGTTGATGCAGGAACAGACGGATCATATCCTAATACTGGTGGTGATGGAGGAGATGGTACTTTTGTACCAACTGGTTGGTTTGGACCAACAGCTCCAAGTTATGGAACACCAGGTCCAGTAGCAGGAAGATTTTTTGCTGGTGGAGGAGCTGGTGCTGCTTGTACTAATGCTAATGTTCCAGGTGGTGCAGGTGGTGGTGGGAATGGATCAGGTTGTGGTTCACCACAATGTAGAACTGCTGGAACTGTAAACACAGGTGGTGGTGCAGGTTCAAAAAACAATGCTAATGGACTAGCAGGTGGTTCAGGTATAGTTTTAATAAGGTATAGATTTAAGTAGTTGAACTAGATTAATAAATAATATATAAGGAGAACATTATGGCACATTACGCAAAATTAGGAATAAATAGTAAAGTTATCGGCGTTGAAGTCGTAGCCAATACTGATTGTCAAAATGCTGATGGTATTGAAGATGAAGAAGTAGGAAGACAGTTTTTACAAAGAATCCACAACTGGCCTCTTTGGAAAAAAACATCTTACAATACATATGGCGGACAACACAGAGATGGCGGAACGCCTTTAAGAGGTAACTACGCAGGTATAGGTATGACTTATGATGAAGATAACGATATTTTCATTACTAAGAAACCTTATCCTAGTTGGGTTTTAAATGTGGCAGAAGCAAGATGGCAATCACCAATAGGTGATGAACCAGAATATACAGAAGAGCAAATTTCTCAAAACGATGCTGGAACTCACATGTGGGTATATGAATGGAATGAATCTGGTCAATCTTGGGATATTACAAATAGAAAAACTTAATCTACTTGACATTTAATATATATTTTATTACATACTAAATAGGTATGCAAAAGAAAGTATTATCTGAAATAGATTTGTATTACGGCGAAATAAAAATGCCTAAAGGTTTTGAAATAGATCGTAACGTCATTAAAAATGATATTATAAAATCATTTGTTACTGAAGATAGAATAAGTAATGATCCTAGATTTTATTCTTATTATAATTATAAATTACCTTATTCACAACCTTTACAATGGATGCAAGACTATATGAGAGATCATTGGAGAGCAGAGTATGGTCCTACATTAGTGTATAAAGACGCGCACGGTAAAGTTTTACATCCTAAAGAAAAATCAATTTTAACGCATTCCGTAGATCCTGTTGATTTAAGAAACTCACCAGATTATACGTTTATATACGCTGTTGAAGTAGAAACTGATTCTTGTGAATGTATTATTGAATATGATAATAATAGAAGAAAAAATAGAACTTGGCACCTGCCAATTAAAAGCAATCATTTTATAATGTTTCCTAGTACACAAAGATATATGATTACAGAAAACACATCCAATAAAATTAATACAATAGTGGTTATAAATTATGAATTTATCTAATTATTATTGGTATTTTCAAAATGCTATACCACCTAGAATTTGCGATATGATTGTGCAATATGGTAAAGCAGAAAAAGAAAGAGAAATAATGGCCATTACAGGAGGTTTTGGTAGAGACAGAGATTTAAACAAAAACCCTTTGAATAAAGAAGAAATAAAAAATTTACAAAAGAAAAGAGATTCAAATATTGTTTGGATGAATGATACATGGATATATAAAGAAATACATCCTTACGTACATGAAGCAAACAGAAATGCTGGTTGGAATTTTGAATGGGATTGGTCAGAACAATGTCAATTCACCATATATAAAAAAGGACAATACTATGACTGGCATTGTGATAGTTGGGATAAACCTTATGTAGAAGAAGGTCCAACAAAAGGTAAAATTAGAAAATTATCTATAACGGTAACATTAACAGATCCAAAAGAATACAAAGGTGGAGAGTTAGAGTTTGATTTAAGGAATGAAGATCCTGATAAAAAACCTGCAATTAGAACTTGTACCGAAATATTACCAAAAGGCTCTTTGGTTGTGTTTCCTTCATTTGTATGGCATAGAGTCAAACCAGTAACTAAAGGAGAAAGGAATAGCCTAGTAATATGGAATCTAGGTTATCCATTTAAATAATATGAATAACATAAAACAAGGCGGAAGTAGCACACTACAAAAACCAAAAGGACATGTGGATTTTAGTTCTCATTTTTATTTTCAAACACCAATTTGGGTTGCGGAGGCACCCATGTTTTTAAAAAATACAATTAAAGTAACAGATAAATATATTAAGAAATCTCAAAAAAATTTAAAAGATAAATTTAAAGACGAGCCTAAATGGAGAAAAGATTTAGGTACATTCGGTTTGTCTTATCATAGTGAAAGTATGTCTAACGATCCTAAATTAAAAGACTTAGTGCAATTTGTAGGACAACGGTCTTATGAATTTTTAGATTGGTCAGGTTTTAATTTAACAAACCATAGTTTACATTTTACAGAATTTTGGGTTCAAGAGTTTAGTGAAAAAGGTGGTGGACATCATTCTACTCACGCGCATTGGAATCAACATGTATCTGGATTTTATTTTTTAAAATGTAATGAGAAGACATCTTATCCTATATTTCATGATCCAAGACCTGGTTCAATAATGACAAAGTTACCATTAAAAGATGATAAACAAATATCAATGGGTTCAAGTATGGTTAATTATAAACCTAAACCAGGAACAATGATTATTTTTCCTGGATATGTTCCACATGAATATGCGATAGATCCAGGTTTAGAACCTTTTAGATTTATACACTGGAATATTAAAGTCGTTGAAACAGCAATCTCAAAAGAAAGGAGTCAAAAAAATGAGCTTCAAAAAAAATAAATATCTTGTAATCAAAGAGGCTGTGCCTAAAGATATAGCAGAATTTGTTTACAATTATTTTTTATTAAAAAGACAAGTTGCAAGAACTTTACTTGATCAAAGATATATATCTAGGTTTACAGATGAGTGGGGAACATGGTCAGACAATCAAGTTCCAAATACATATTCTCATTATGCAGATGTAGCTATGGAAACTTTACTAATGAGAACTTTACCTATTATGGAAAAGAAAACAGGACTTAAATTAAATCCAACTTATTCTTACGCAAGAATATATAAAGCAGGTGATATCTTACACAGACACAAAGATAGATTTAGTTGTGAAATATCTACAACATTAAATCTAGGAGGTGATCCTTGGCCAATACATTTAGAGCCAAAGAAAAATGTAGGTATACCCGATGGTAAAAAATATACTGCTGTCAGTAATAATAAAGGTATTATAGTTAATTTAAAACCAGGAGATATGCTTGTTTATAGAGGCATGGAATTAGAGCATTGGAGAGAAGAATTTCAAGGCGATAATTGTGCTCAAGTATTTCTACACTATAATGACCAAAAATCTAAAGATGCTGATAAAAATGTAAATGATCGAAGATTGCATTTAGGACTTCCAGCCTGGTTTAAAAAGTGATATAATTCTTAGATGGGGGCAGTACACCACCACATACCTACTGCCTCCTTTTAAGGATTATTTATGATTTTAGGATTTGACGCAATATCACAATTCCCTATCTCACAGGTAGCGGCAGACAATAATGTTTTAGTATCTGTAACTAAAAATGAATTAACAATTACTATTGGAAGTGTGGGTATCATAGCAGACGCTGTTACAGAAGAAGCAACTGCTAATCCACTAACTTTAGGTCTTGGTACTTTAACTATTACTGGTACAGCTAATGTAAGTGTTACAGCTAACCCATTAACACTAGGAGTTGGAACTGTTACGGTTACAGCAGATGCTACGGCTTCTCCTACAGCAAATGCATTGACGTTAGCCACTGGAAATGTTACAGTAACAGGAACGGCA